CGATTTCTTAGAACAAGCTCATCACGGGCGGGAGCAAAAAACATATAATCCCAAGTTCCGTCGTTTAAAAAGAATGTCCTCCCGGCAGTGATCAACGGTCCCGAGCCGCTATGAGTTTTCTCCCACCGTCCGTCGTCAACGTTCTTCGCATGCTCGATCGAATAGGTTATATGCTCACCGTCACTTGCCTTCAGTGTAAGTCGTAACCCCTCGTGCCACTCAGCGGTGAAGCACCAGCGGCCATCTAGCATTTCGGGGGTTAGTAATCTGTGACCAGCGGCGTCAGCGATTTGGTCGGCTAGCTCTCCGTCTGGAGTTGCAACGATATACTCGGCCGCCGAAAACCACTTTTCCCTCAGGTGGTCGATTTGAAATTGTCTTGCGGCGACATCGATTCCACGTTCCGCCACGAGATGGTCATATCCGAGTTCGCCCAGATATGCTCTTAGTGTGTTCCTATCGGTTTCATTTAGCCCTTGGGCGTTTCCGATTCTCAAAACTGCCGCGGACACGGCCCAAGTACCAATAAACCATGCAGCCTGATCATTGCTGGAGAACGAGTTGATCCCGATCACCAGTGGGCCCGCTGGAAGATTGGGCTCGGGTGGTTTGTCAAATTCAACAACTACGGGAGATCCAGAAGTGCCCGGTACTGTCGGGCATGCGGGAGAGAAATAGCGGCCGCGTCGGTAATCCGATAAAGAGCAGCGAAACGTAGTCGGTCGGTCAACAGGGCCGTCCGCAGGAAATCCGGTGATCTCTACAAATGTCGAATTCTCCCCAAAATATGCTCCAGTGATACTTGAGCTGATCGCGCCTTGCATCATTACCTTACCGATGCTGGCTATCCTCAGCGTGCTATCTCCACTTCGGCAGGAGTCCAGCTTGAGGAGCGCCCAATCGTTTTGGCGATAGTGCTCTGTATCTCCCTTGAGCAAATATCCCCACGCTACAAATCTAAACGTAGAGTGCCACGCGAAACCTGATTCCACATCCGAATCCGTGCTTTCCATCAGCTGCTTTGCCTGGACGGCCGGGCTTGCAACCGGATCCATGTAGAACGTCCCGGAGGGCGGCTGGTCGCTCGACCAGGGACCTGTGTCTCCATTGGGAGCGACCAAAGCATGTGCGTTCGTCACCACTTCGCAGGGTCCGATTAGGAAGCCCGTCAACGTCCGCCGGCCGCCGTTGCGGAGAACAGCGAGCCCCACGTTCCGGGTCACAAGCGCATTCTGCTTGATCGGTGGCACCATCGCTGACGATCGCAGATTGAGCGCTTGTGCGAAGGCGGGCGTTGCGATATCGGCGGCCAAATCCCCGATTGGCAACTTGTATAAGAATTCGAATCTCCTAATCGCCAGGACGGCCGAGGTGTCCAATCCGCTCGCTCCCGTATTTATCGGGTATCCAATTGAACGTAGTGCCGCCTTGGCACCCAAAAGAACGTCGTTGCCAATCTCATCGGCAAGTGTGGGATCACACACTAACAAGCACAAAAGCGCGGCGATGATCGGGGCTCTTAGGCTGAATGCAATCCGTCGCATATGCTCCCCCCTCGTGACCCTTGCTCAACTCGCGTCTAAGGTCAGGCTCCCCTCCTCGGTCCGGTGAGGCCTGATCAGCAGGGCACCATTGAGTCGTTCTTCCAGCTTCTGATTTTGGCTGAATGACCCGGCTTGGTGCAATGCCGAAATCCGCTGGTCCCCCTCCTGTATTGACCAGAACGGTCCGCAAATGGCCCGTGTGGGCGCAGAGCCGCAGCTTGGCCTCCTTACTCGACGACAGCTTTCGGGAGCGCTCGCCAGCCGTCCGAACGGCGTGTCTGGGTCGGATGCGGACGCTCGGCAAGCTGTGCAGCGCCGTGCTGACCGAGGACGCCCCGGTCAGGTGACGGTGTAGGGTCCGGCGACAAGCAACCCGATCACCGCGCCGCCCGCGTTCAACGCCTCGATCCACAGGTAGGAATTGCCGGCCGTCGCGATCTCGGCCGGATACCCGCCCCACAGATTGCCGCTGTAGTTCGACGCGCTGATCCAGCCCGAGGCCGGCGGCACGGTAGCCGAACTGCCGAACGCCTCCCGCAGGCTGGCTGGCGTCGGCGTCGCGGTGACATTGACACCCGGGCCGTAGCCGGGCGCATACGGGCCGCTTGGCGAGATGTAATTCAGCGTCAGCGACGTGGTGTAGGTCGTCCCGTTCGCCGTCGCCGTGAAGCTGCTCGCGCCCGCGCCGTTCGCCGCTGCCACCTGGAAGTCATATTGCGTGGCCGGCGACAGGCCGGTGATCGTCGTTGTGGTGCCGGTAATGCCGGTCACCTGCGTCCACGCACCGCCGACGCTCGTCACGCGATACTGCGCGGTGTAGCTGGTCGCCGCGTCATGCGTGCCGTCGATCGCCGCCGCCGTCCAGGTGATAGCCACGCTCGACGTGGTAACCGCCAGCAACGTCCCCGCGGCAAGGCCCGCGGGCACATTCGGCGCGGCGGCCGAGGTGGTCGCGCTCGCGGGCGATGACGTTGCGCTGCCCGCGCTGTTCGTGGCGATCACCTGGAAATTGTAGGCCGTCGCGTGCGCCAGCCCGGTCACGCTGACCGAGGTTCCGGCGACCGGCGAGCCGAACGTCGTCCAGCCTCCGCCCGACGCCAACTGGTATTGCACCGTGTAGCTCATGGCGGCGTCGTGAGTGCCATCCGTGGCCGATGCCGTCCACGACAGGGCGACCACGCTATAGGCCGGCGAGCCAGCCGTTGCCGCGAGGCCGGTCGGCACGTTTGGCGGGTTGAGCGTCGTGGTGGCCGTCTCGAGGTTCGACGGAGATCCAACGCCCGAGGCGTTGCTCGCCAGCACCTGGAAGTCGTACGCCGTGTTGCTCGACAGGTCGGTGACCGTGAAGCCGGTCGGCGAAGGCCCGACCGTGCCCGCGGTTGACCAGAGGCCGGCGCCATGCGCGCTGACCTGGACGATGTAGCCCGACGCCAGCCCGCCGGTCGTCGCCGGCGACCAGGACAGCACCACGGTGCTCGCCGTCGTGCTGACCACCGTCAGGCCGAGCGGCGGGTTCGGGGCGGGAAGCTGGTAGACGCCAACGCTCGGCGCCGGTGCGATCAGGGGGACGCTCGCCCCCGCGGCCAGGTCATAGCTCGGGTTCACAGTCGGGCCGGTGCCCGAGGCCAGCGCCTGAAACGTGGTCGGACAGAACGCCGGATGGATCGCGCCAGACTCCGCCGCGATCTGATCCGACCGGCTGGCGTCGAGGTAGAGGCGGTGTGCGATCACCAGCGACGGCAGCGGGAGCAGCAGGTTGACCGTCACAATGCTCGGCAGGCTCGCGCCGCGCACCGTCAGGTCCTGCACCACAGCGGAGCGCAGCGCCGTCAAGGCGGTGTAGCTGGCATCCTCCCCGGCATCACCGGCGGCGGTGATCTCATTGTCCAATGCGGCGGCGAGCGACACGCGCAGCGTGGCGGCGTCGTTGTAGCTGCTCGGCTGGTAGGAGGCCGATGCGCGCGCCAGGCTGACCAGCGCGGCCCGCCGGCACGCCGCCGCCATCGCGTCCCTCATCGCCGCCATCGCCGCGCCGATGCCCACCGTCCCGCCGGCACTGTCGGCGAAGGTGAACCCGGCCAGCGCGAGCAGTACCTGCACCTGGTCGGCGGGGTCGGTGATGCCGGCCCGCATCGCTTCCACCAGCGCCGCCAGGGCGTCCAGCATGTCCGTGTCCGCCCCATACGAGGCCGCGGCTGCGGCGGCGCCGGACGCGGCCAGGGCCAGCGAGGCTCGCTGGTTCGCGAGCTGGGCCTGGAGCGTCGCCACCGTGGTGCCGGCGGGCAGCATGACCGAGGCCGAGCCTGCGCCGTAGCGGCCGTAGGAGGTGTTGGCGTCGGGCGGCGGGAGCGCCGCGGCCATGCCGACGATCGCGGTCGGGTTGGCTCCGCCGGCGGTGGTCGCCGCGGCGAAGCTGGTCACCACCGCCTGGGCCTCGGCGGTGACGGCCGGGCCGGCTGCGGCGGCCGGGATCGCCGTGCCGCCCAGGTCGCTGCCGGCGGCCGTCAAGGCGCTGTCGGCCGCGGCGAACACGGCAACCGCGGTTGCGATGATCGTGGTCGGGAAGACCGGGCTGCCGGCTTCGATGAACTCGAAGGCGACCTCGATCACCCGCATCTTGTCGCGGTGGATCGCGGTCGAGGCCGACCCGACCGCCACCTTCACCGCGCCGATCGTCGGGTGGATCAGCAGGCCCGGACCCTTCGCCTCCACGGCGTTGTCGAGCAGGCGTTGCATGACCGGCGCCAGGTCGCCGATCAGGTAGCCGGAGAAGCTGTAGATGCGCAGGGCGCGGCCCATGTCCTCGGGCCAGCCGCCATCGACGTAGGGGTATTCGTGGATCGCCTGCCGGCGGCCTTTCTTGGTCTGCGCGGCGATCACCTTGAACGGAACGCCGCGGAAGCTCGCCGTTTGCAGCAGGCCCATGAATCCGGCGATGCTGGTTGGGGGTGCCAAGCCGGTGACGTTGGTGAAGCCGCTCATGGCTCAAGTACCCGAGCATTGGGGTTTTGAGGTGCTACCGGACCGATTTCTTTGACATTCCGATGTGACAACCGTCCGGTTTCAATCACGTGAAGCTTCGGTTCAGCCGCTTGGCGTAGAAATCCGACTTCAGATGCCGTCGCGCGATACCTACGGCCGCCGACCTATGAGCTATCATCTTACTCGCCGGGATCAGCCCGGAAACGCTTGGCCGACACGATCCTCCATCTTTGACCAATCTGTGAAATGACGCCGCTCTCGGTGCACCGCTTCGTTTGGAGGAATTCATCAGGATTGCTGATTGCAAGCCGCATCCGGGGTGGATTTTTGCCTTTGCAAGCCCAGTCGGGCCATTGGATATCGAGCTTCTGCGGCTCATCCGGGGAGGCGAGCAAAAAACGGAAATCAATTAACCACTCGGAACATCCCGGCAGGCTGAGATAGAAGTCGTGTAGGGTTCGAAGGCGTTCTAGTTTTCTCTTAACTTGTGACTTGTCATTGGGTGTGTACGCCTTAGCCTCGATCAGAATAAGATATTCTCCAAACGATATGATGAAGTCAACATCTTCACGGCCGGCTTTGACGAGCTCGGGTGTGTTGCATCGAAATTGGCATTTTGCCTTATCGCCTTCAACGTACAGAAGGATAGCACCGGCCAATGCGTTGAAGGGGTATTCGGCTGCCCACCAGGCGCATTCCGGGATTGTCCCGATGCCAGAAGCTGCGGCTACTCGTTTTCGGAAATCCTCGCCTAGGACAAGGTTTTTCTTGTCGTGTCCGAACGCATCCCGAAAGAGCAAGTCCGGTTCCGCCCGGTTGAAAAGGTTAAGCGCCTTGGCGAGTTCGTCCATCTGATTCCCCAAGCCGCGCTACCCCCAAGCATGGCCCATTTGATATATCGCACTCATCCCAGTCGCAGTAAACTCATGATATGGGACCGACGTATGACGATCCCCCTAAGCCCATCAGAATCCACGCACTGCGATATCAGCTCGAAGGAGCGCCGACCATAGGCATGCTGTGCTCGATCCGCGGCGGCGATGCCCTGACCGCCCCCGTCCCGATCACGGTTGCCGTTGTGCTATGCGGCACGCCGTGCAGGTGCACGTCCACCTGCACATGACCGCTGGCGCCCGCTGCACCCGGGGCACCATCGCGGCCGACCGTCGCCGCCCCCGCCGCGCCGGCTGCAATCACGGCCGGGTTGAGCGTCTCGCCGAGGCCTCCGGCCACGCCACGCCCGACCACAGCGGGATCGAGGCGATGCGTCTCGCGGATCGCCATCGCTTCTGCCAGCTTCCCTGCTTGCCCCGGATCAGCGACGTCGATGTCCTGGTCCAGGCTCCAACCTGTGTCGGCCGACACCTTGCGCAGATATCCGGCCGTGTCGTTTTCGCTGGCCGGCGCCCAGGTGCGAATGATGTCGCGCAGCCGCGTGATGCCGCGCTTGCGGTAGAGCAGCAGTTGTTGCTCTGCCGCGGCGATGCCTGCCTCGTCCGATGCATAGGCGCCGAACCCGCTGGCGGTCGGCGATGCATCGCTCTGGCCGGCGAACCGGAGATTCAGCGGGTTGTGCCGCGCCTCCGACGAAACCGGCGGCGCCGTGCCCCCCAGCCAGGCCGGCAGGTGCCGCTGCAACCAAGCCCCGGCCGCAGGCACCGTCCGGTCCTGCATCGGCGTCGCCGAGCCGCCTGCACCCCGACCCGAATCCTGGTAATTCCCCTCGCCTTGAAACGAACGGTGGCTGGCCATCCGTTCCACGTCCTGCGGCGTGTAGAACCGGCCAGACGCATCGCGATAGCCGGTCGCCTGGTCGAACTCGTTCAGTCCGGTTGGCGTCAGGCCAAGCTCGGCCGCCTTGCCGATCTCGGTGCCGGACTGCACCGCGCCCTTGAACGCACCCCAGGTGCCGGCGGCGACCGCGGCCGGGACATCCACGTACGGATTGAGCAATCCGAGCGCGCGCAATATCCACACCGCTGGCCTGGCCGCAGACAGCGCCGCAATCGCCGCCAGCACCGCGGTGCCATTCTTCGCGTAGGAGTCCGCCAGGGCCTGGTTGCGCTCGATCCAATGCGACGTGGTGTCGATGACCTTGGCCGCGGTCCCGGACCAGCTATCGACGATGCGGTTGCCGACACCCTCGATCGCCAGGCCGAGTTCGGTCCACGACGCGTTCATCTTCCGCGCGTTGGCCGCCATGTCGGCGGTCATCACGCCGCCGGTCTGCTGCGCGCGCCGCACGAACGCATCAAGCCCGGCCTGCCCCTTTTCCAGCAGCGGCAGCAGGTCCTTGTCCACGCCGACGACGGACAGCGCCCGGCCCGCCGTCGCCTTGTCCCGATAGGTCGAGACCTTGTCGGCCAGCTTGCCGAGGGCAGCCTCAACGGTGGTGATGTTTCCCCGCGCATCGCGCCAGTCGATCCCGAGCGCCTTCAAATTCATCTGCGCCGTGGCGTCGCGATTATAGAACGCCGCATGCAACGTTTCAGACAGCCCCCGCAAGCTGCTGTCCATCGCGTCGGCCGAGCTGCCGGCCAGCCGCGCGGCACCGCGTAGCGCACTCAGCCGATCGACCGGCGTATTCAGCAGGTTCGCGGTCTTGCCGATCGCAGTGCCTGCATCCGCCCAGCTCCGGCCCAATTCCACCATGCCGCCGAGGCTGGCGGCCGACGTGATCCCGGCCATCGGGCCGGCCAGGCGCTCCACCGCCCGCGCCGCGCCGAGCGTGCGGTCGCCGAGCGTCTGCATGCCCTCGGCGGCGCGGTTGATGCCGGTGACCTCGCCGAATTTCGCCAGGCTCTTGTTGAAGCGCTCGGCCGGCGCGGTCAGCGCGGCGATGCGCTTGTTGATCGCATCGAGGCCGGCGCTGGCGGCATCGTTGATGCCGACGCCGATCGCGAAGCCGGCCGACTTACCCGCCACGTTCGTGCTCTGCGACCCGAGGCATCAGCCTGACCCAACGAAACAGCGCCGGCAGCGGCAGCGCGAGTGCCCAGCGCAGGCCGTCGCCATAGAAGCGGCCGGCCCGCGCGGCGAGGATCTCCAGCTCGCCCGACAGGGCCAGCGCAATCAGGGCGGCGGCGCCGCTGCTGCTGCCAGCGCGGCGGCGGCCTTGGAGGCTGCCTCGGCCTCGGCCGCTTCCTGCTCGGCTGCGGCCTGCTCCGCGGCGCGTCTCGCGGCGCGCCAGGTCTCCAAAGGGTCGGGGGCTGGCGCGCCCACGAACTCCTCCAGGTAATCCGCGATCTGCTGGTTGAACCAATGCGGCTGCTGTTTGAGCACGTCGTACGGCACCGCCGAGGCGGACTCGATGATGCGCAACGTCACTTCGAGCGGCGCCGCGCCGCGCACCGCGGTTGCCTTCAGCACGTCCTCGGACGTGGGCGCACCCAGCTTCACCGTGTCGTAGCGCATGCCGGCTTGGACCATCGGCTTGGGCAGCGTCCAGGTGATCGGCTCCGGTGGCGGCTGCCAGAGGATCGGGCCGCGAAGCGGACCGATGTGCCGTACGGCGTCTGCCGCACTCATGCGCTAGCTCCTGCCATGATTTCCATGATGGTTCCGGCGACGCCTTCGAACCGGAAGTCGAAGCCGGCGTCGGCGCCGTTCACGCCGGGGCGGCCGACATACCAAAGATTGTGCCCAACGATCTGCTTGCCGTTGGCGAGCAGGAACACCACGGTCGCATTGCTCATTCCGGTGAACGAGGTGACTCTGTTCGCCGCGGTGTCGCGGAACTTGCCCGAGATGTAGGGTGCGACCGGCTTCTGGTCGTAGCCGTCCACACCGGACAGGCTGCTCACCGTGGTGTTCTCGACGTTGGCCGGGTCCCAGGCGAACTCGATGACCGAGATGGCGGTGCCGTTGACGCTGGCGGCGGTGATGCCGGAGAGGCGGCGGTTGGTTGGGGTGCTGGGTGCTAATGTGCCTGACATGAATCAGTCCTTATGTTACATGGTGCTCCGACTTCGACGCCTGCAATGGGCGGGGAGCGGTCGTTCGGTCGCCGCAGTCCGAGGTCATTTCCGCCTTTGCGGAGTTACGGTAATGGAGCTTACGCGGACCAAATGTCGGCCCCGTGGCCGCAGCGCGCATTTTTCTTCTTGCATCAAGGCAACGAGTTGATATGTTGCTCAAGTAACCTCTGTACCGAAAGAGAGGGAACTGGGATGGCAATCGGGCCGTTGCAGGGATTTGTTGCTCTGGTGTGCTTGGGTAGCCTGGTCGCCTGCGCTGTGGTGCAATCGCAGCCTGCGCCGGTTGTGGGATCCGATGGTAAGCCAGTCAGTGTCGCGGTCCCGGATGGCATTCCGTACTTTCTGCCGGTGCGCCCTTTCGTCATTACTGTAACCGAGCCTACCGGTGCGTCGGCGCCGCCGACAATTACTGTCACGGAGGGCACTGCTGAGCCGGATCTAACGAATCGATACATTCTTTCCCAGGGAACTAACCTGCTTGCTGACAATGAGTTTAATATCTCGGTTGGTACGAATGGCCTCCTAGAAAGTAGCACAAGTACCGCAACCAGCGAAGTCACGACAACTGTCCAAAATGCGGCCACCACTATCGGAACGGTTGTTCCGGGGATTGGGCTTGCCAATGCAACCCTCCTAGAAGCGCATGTCAAAACGCCGCTGATGCAAGGCCCCGTCGTGCCTGCGGCACCGCCAGCCCTTCGGAACATTGCGTGTCCCGTAGCTGGAGCCAGTTATCAGTTAGTCCTGTATCCGGGCAAGTCGAAGCCGTTGACCCTCTGTAGCAGCGACAACAACGAGGGAGGGCCATACGAGGTAACCTGGCAACGGACCGACGGAGCAACCGGCCCATTTGGAGGCAAAAGCGGCGACAATGAATCAGCGAACTCGCCCACACCGGTTTCCGGCCTGTTTTTTAGGCATGAGCTACCTTACCTTGTGAGAATTAGATCGCTCGGAACCCCCGCAACCGAAAGCGACACCATAATCACGTCGCCAGATGAGTCTGAAACTGACTTTTTCCCCGTAAAGCTATCATTCTTCGCGAACAACACGGCCAATATCACGGTGACTGATGGTGTAATCACTGGCGTCGATCAAACGACGAAGTCGGAGCTCGCGGCTGCGGTAGGTCTTCCGGCGACGTTTATAAGCACCTATATGACGGCAGTTGGGAACCTGTTTAGTGGTTTTACCACCATGAGCAGCGACCAACAGAAGGCGCTTCAGCAAGCGCTTTCCACTCGCGCAACACAAATCCAGGCGTCCGTAGTCAGCGCGGTGCAAAACCAACTTTGTGCGAAGACTGTGGCAGGGTATAATTTCAGTACGATGTCTCAGTCAGACATCGCGACGGCGCTAACGGCAATCAAGGCGGCTTGCCCCGGAAGCTAGAAATGATCGAACGATTGGGAGGTCAAAGATGTGCAGGAGGCGTATCGCGACAAGTCTGTTTTTCACCGCGTTCGTCGTCATCTGGGCGTCATGGGCGTCACCCGCTCTTGCGGCCACGCCAGTGGTCTCTGATCTGACAGATTACATACAGGAACTTGGTGGATATTTCTTCACAATTCCTAACGCCAATGTGACAAATGAGATATTCTGGGAACAGGCTTCGTATAAAGTCACACCTGCCAGCAGCCCCTCCAATATCACCACGATCGTCATGACCAAATATGACAAAGCTGCTGTCTACACCGTGAGCGGTTCTGGATCAAGTTCTCAGGCTGTTTGGTCGGCGACAGGCACCGCGAATCCGGCCTCTTTCAATTTCTGCTCGGCCACCGACTATGTCGTGGAGACAGTTACGCTCGACCTACGCAATCTGCAAGCCGTGGCGACAAAGCAACCCGATACAACCGGCGGCGGCAATAACATTTTCTCGGTTGTCCTGAAAATGAACAGTGGGTACCTTATCCGACAAAATACTCAAACTCTACCGGCAACCTGTCCTCCCCAAACTAGCTACAAACCAGGCACCAAGCAAACGCAACAGGATGTAAACTCTTACACTATTAGGTTCCCACTCGAGGCGGAGGCGAACCAATTCGTAAGCTTGGTGACCAATGTCATTCCGACATTGAATCCGCCGATATTGATCGGAACGACGCCAAGCCAGTAAGGGAGACTAAACTTCCTCATCGGGCTGGTGCCAAACCTTTAGAATGATCCACCGCCCTACGTGCTCTGCTGAAACTGAATGAGCAGCCCAACATTGATGACCTGATCGCTGAAATCGAGCGGCAGATACATCAGCACCTGTCCCTTCGTCCCCGCCCCCGCCGTGGCATTCTGCGCAAACGTCTGCACGTTCTGCACGATGAAGATGCTCGCGAGGTAGGCATAGACCGCGATCACCGCGCCCAGCATCGCGTTCGGGGTCGTGGCGGGCGAGCCGGGCGGGATCAGGGTCCCATTGCTGACCAGGATCTTGCCCGGAGCAATGAACTGGCTGGTGATCTGGTCGGCGATGTAGCGCGCCGCGTACATCGCCTGGAACATGATGTTGGTATTCAGATACGAGTTGTCCGGCTGGCCGCTCGCATTGCTCTGGTAGGTGGTGATCGACCGGTCGATCCGGCAAACCCCCGCCGCATCCACCGTAAACGTGCTGATGCCGTCGAACAGCAGGGTGTTGCGCTCCGCCGGCGTGTCCTGCGAGGCGATCGGCGGCGGCAGCAGGTTGAGCACCTGCGTCGCGAGCCCCTGCGCCGGGTTGACGCGCAGCCGGATGACATGCGCGGCGCACCAGTCGGACGCCTCCAGCCACGCCGGCGTCGGGCTGTTGTAGAACCCGATTATGCTCGCGTGCTGGTCGTTGCGTCCCGTGCCGAAGGTCGTCCGCGCACTGAAGGTGCCACGATAGGCCGAGAACACGTGCCCGTACAGCATCGTCTCCGCCGCCCAGCGGCCCGACGCATCGGAGAGGAACGTCTGCAACGCATTCAGGCTGGTCGTGTCGGTGTAGGGCAGGTCGATGTAGTCGAAGAGCTGGACGCCCAGGTTCGACAGCAGCGTGGTCAAGGCCGGGTTGGTCGCGCCGCCGGAGAAGGCGGTGATCGTGTAGCCCACGCCCGGCGGGACGACCTCGCCGTTCTGCGCGCCGCGATAGGCGAACCGGA